CGCTAAGTCCTTTGGGCTATCTCTATCCAAACTGGAATTAGATTATGATAAGAAACGCCCGGTTGGCTATCAATTATTACCGTATGAGATCGAATACTTAAAACATGATGTAGAGATAATGTCCCGCGCACTTAAAATCATGTTTGATCAAAATATGGTACAAATGACCCAGGGTAGTAACGCATTAGCAGATTATAAGTCAATTGTAGGCAAATATTTTGACAAATGGTTTCCGGTCCCGGAATATGACAGTGATATCAGGCACAGTTATAAAGGCGGTTATGTTTACCTTAATAAAAAGTACAAAAACAGGCCCGTTGGAAAAGGGATCGTGCTGGACGTTAACAGCCTGTACCCGTGGGCAATGTACTATTGCGATCTGCCTTATGGAGAGGGGGTATATTTTAGTGGGGAATATAAGCAAGACGAACATTACAATCTTTATGTGCAACATTTTAGCTGCCAGTTTGAATTAAAGCAAGGAATGTTGCCTACTATACAGCTTAAAAATAACCTTGCATTTATCCCAACAGAATATATTGAATCCTCCAACAATGAATGGATCGATATGTGTCTGACAAGTGTAGACTTAAAGTTGTTTTTTGAGCATTACGATGTATATAACGTAGAGTACATTGACGGCTGGAAATTTAAAAGCAGTAATACAATGTTTAGGGCATATATCGACAAATGGATGCAGGTTAAAATCGAGTCTACCAAAAACGGTAACAAAGGTATGCGTACACTAGCAAAGCTTATGTTAAATGCTTTATACGGCAAATTTGCTTTAAATCCTAGAGTAAGATCGAAACACCCAAAATTTGACAACGGAAAAATAGTGTATGAATTGGGAGAACAAGAATATCGCAATCCCATTTACATCCCGGTCGGTACCTTTATAACCGCATGGGCACGTGATAAAACGATACGATCAGCACAGGCATGTTATGATCGATTTATTTATGCTGACACGGATAGTTTACATTTAGTTGGGCTTGACGTGCCGGATGGGATAGAGGTAGACTCTACCAAATTGGGTGCTTGGAAACATGAGAGCTCTTTTGTGCTTGGTAGGTACGTTAGAGCTAAAACGTATTTGGAGAGGGAGCTTATACTAGGCTACGGACAATACAAGTACATTGATGGTAATAAGACTAAGCGCACTTTAAAAAAATCTCCAATTGCAATTTTAAAAAGTACAGATCATAAGTTTATAAAAATTGATAGGCTAATCATGCGAGATAAAATAACATGCGCAGGATTGCCAGAAAGATGCTACCCACAAGTTACATGGGAAAACTTTAAAATAGGCAAAGCATACAATGGTAAGCTTACATTTAGCCATGTCAATGGCGGAGTTGTACTAAAAGAGGTAGATTTTACTATAAAAGGATAGGCAGTTTATACATAAAATCGTTTTACAAATAACCGAAAATGTGATAAAATAATAGTAGGGGTATCAGCCCCTACTATTTTAATGGAAGGAGAAAAGACCATGGCAAGAGAATGGGAAAGCCCACGGGTGAAACGTGACCGTGAGGAACGCGCCGCCTATCGTAAGGAGCGAGGTTTAAAGCTAGAACCTTACGCGACGGATGAAGACGGCGAGGAAAGAAAGAGAATGTCACCGGAGGAGTACGAAAAAGTTTTAACAGACGTGCTTGAAGCGAACGGTGATACAACTGTACTGACGGAAAAACTAGATGCTCTGCGCGAATCATACAGAGGGTATGATGACCGTATGAGACGGTATGAGGATAGTTATGACCGTCTTTATGATCGGTATGAGGATCTGCGTCAGAAAAATCTTGATCTGTTTTACAGAGCCGCATCGACACGGGCAATGGAATCACAGGATGAAGATATTAAAGAAGACGGAGAAACATTAACATTTGATCAGCTTTTTGAAAAGAGAGAGGAGTATTAAATATGGCTGTTAAAGGTTTAGCTAAGGGTGTAGATACTGTAATGCTCTTAAATACAATTAGGGCAGAAGGCACCCCGACATACCAGGAACGTATCCCTGAAGCTACAAGGGATAATATTACCGCAGTCGGTGACGCCATTATAAATTATGAAGCCACCAGAAATGAATTTTTAGATGCACTGATTAACCGTATCGGAATGGTGCTGATCCAGAACAAACTGTACGAAAACCCTCTGCGTAGATTTAAAAAGGGAAAACTGGAATTTGGTAAGGACATTGAAGAAGTTTTTGTGGATATTGCAAAGGCACAGCACTATGATCCGGCGATTGCGGAAGATGAAGTATTTAAGCGCGTGATCCCTAACGTTAAAGCAATCTTCCATCGCTTAAACCGTCAGGACTTTTACAAGGCAACAATCAGCAATGATCAGTTAAGGACTGCATTTTTAACGTACCGTGGAATCGAGGATCTGATATCAAAGATCGTTGACTCACTTTACAGCGGCGACAATCTGGACGAATTTCTGTTGATGAAAAACTTAATGAATGACTATGCGGATAAGTTTTATCAGATTAATGTAAAAGCTGTAACTGACGAAACTACAGCTAAGGCATTTTTGACGACACTTAGAGCTACAGCCACAAAGTTAGGTTTTATGTCTAATGCTTACAATGCACAGGGAGTTTACAATTTCAGTCGTGTCGAGGATCTTGTAATTTTTATGACACCGGAAACAGAAGCTCTGATCGACGTTGAAGCTTTAGCAAGAGCTTTTAACATCGAGTATACTGATTTTATCGGACAGGTCGTGATTGTTGATGATTTTGGTGGACTGACCGACACGGTTGCGCTAATGGTGGATCGTTCCTGGTTTATGGTTTATGACACTTTCTTTACCTTCACAGAACAGTACAATGCGCAGGGTCTCTACTGGAACTACTTCTTCCATCATTGGGAGATTCTGTCAACATCGCAGTTTGCAAATGCCATCCAGTTTACGACAGCAGAGGTAGTTACCCCCTCCATCACGTCTGTAGAGGTTACTCCCGCAACGGCAACTGTTACTAAACCAGGTACACAGCAGTTAACTGCAACTGTTACTAAAGTGGGTAACATTAATGATGAGGTTAGGTGGACAATCTCCGGTTCCACCGCTGTAGCATCTACTGTGACAGCAGGAGGTCTTGTTACGATTCCGGCCAACGAACCAAACACAACTTTAACTGTAACTGCTACAAGTGTAGTTGATGGTAGTAAATCCGGCTCGGCTACAATTACAGTTAGCGCTGGTGCTTAATGCTATTTGAGCCGCAGACCGTTGTACATCTGTTAAGCAACGTACCTCTCAAAGACTATAATAACCAAATGGACTTTGAGAGTAAGGATGCACAGACGCAGTATTTTTTAAGTAAAATATCAGTGACGGTGCCGGAACAGGGCGATAACCACTACACTTATCAACGTAAAAACAGTAGCATTATCGTCCCATACGTTGCTGATCAGTTGTATAACATTTGCTACGTAATGTTTCGCAACAATAATTTTACTGACAAATGGTTTTATGCGTTTGTAAAGGATGTGCAATATAAAAATACCACCTCAAGT